TCAACTGTATAAAATTGATGAATCATAATTTTCCTCCTTATAAAGATAAAATTTATCCTACTTTATTTCTTAAAATTTTTTAATAAAAAAATATATAAATATGACCTAAAGTACGCGCATTACAATTACTTGTAATGCGCGTACTTTTCAAATTATCTAATTACAGCATATCTCTCACTGTTAATAGCTTCAAGCATCAAGTCATAGCCTGTCTTACCAGTAAGAACTTGCTTAAAAATTAAATTAAATATTTATCTGTTAATAACATATAAATATCTATTTTATCTCTTTCTTTGTAAGGAATCCTAACTAAAGGAATATTGTATTTTTTAGCATAATTATTTTTAATCTAATCGTTCTATTTAATTGTCTAAAAAGAAGTATTCCAAAGAGGATTTTTCTTTTGCTTATAATGTTGCTATCCATCAAACTAAATTAATCTAACTAATTTACCCTATTTATCAAATAAACCAAAATCATATCTCAATTGGCCTGTTTTATTTTTATTCATTAAATTTGGAAAACTAAGTTCTTTTTTATAAGATATTTTATAATAATCTAAAATTTTTTTAATTTTCTATTCTCCAAAAGAGTTATATCTCATACATCCGCAACTTTTTGTTTTTCCTCTTTTTAAGTCAGCAGAAGCAACTTCTGTAAAATTTCCACATTTACATTTACATTTCCAAACTATGCTTGATCCGCTTCGTCTCGAAGTAGGTTTAATTGCAGTTAAAAAATGAAAAGTTTGTCCCGTTAAATCTTGTCTATTGTTTTGAGCCGCAACTTTTCCAGTTCTTTCTTTTTGAAGACATCCGCAACTTTGAGTATTTCCGTTTCTTAAATTTCTACCCTATACTATACATTCTTTTCCGCATTCACATCGGCATTGCCATTTAGCAACTCCATTAGCATTTGATCCATTTCGATACAAAACTGTTAATTTTCCAAATTTTTGACCTGTTATATCTTTTAATTTTGACATTATAAAAAACCTCCTAAATATTTTATAATTATAATAAAAATATCAGAAGGTTTTTTATATTATATTGTCCAAAAAATTATTGGATAACCTCGTATCTTTTAGCAGTTATTGTTTCCAACATTAAATCATATCCTGTTTTTCCAGTTAATACTTGACGGAATATGGTAGGGCTCATACCACTTACAAACGACACATTAGGACCTGCATCAAGAATTGTATTGTGGCGAGCATTGACATTCCAATAAATTAGTTTAGGAAGCTGTAGTCCATAAGTTGCCCACTTCTGGCGAATCTTCTCCATCTCTGTAGAAGCAGTTCGCTTTGTCCAATGGTTATTGCTCCAATAACCAGTACCGCTATCAATTTCCATATCAGAAATGACTACAATGGTCTTAGGAATATCATTTGGATTAACACCTCTCTTAGTTGCTGTTCTAAGAAGCAAATCAAAGACAGCTTCCAGATTAGTATTATCACAAAGATTTGTCTTATAGATACGGCGAACCTTATCTACAAAATCAATACCTTCTGTCTTAATCAATTGAGGTCTTGAAGCAAAACTAATATAGTGATTCTTGAAAGGACCACCAATACGTTCTGCACAATAGAGACCTAGGCTAATTGCTACATTGATAGGTGCTGCCGCATCACTACCAGTCATAGAACCAGAAGTATCTACAACACACATCATACTACAATCCTTACCATTGAGATAATCAGGAAGATTTTCCCAATACTTATTAATCATAGCACGCTCAGTTTCACTAAGAGCATCAAAACAGTAAGACCATCTTGAAGTCTTAACTGCCTTAGCAACTACTTCATAAGGATAAAGCACAGAAGCGTTAACCTTTGTATTCTTATCCTTTGCAAAAGATTCATACTTCTTCGCAATAATATCACGTCTTGCAAAAGCATTACGATAAATAATACCTGCGCGAGAAGGAATCTTATCAAATTCAATCTTATCCCACTGATTTGCGGACATCAGTCTTTCAAGAACATTAATCTTAGCTCTTAGCTTTGAAAGCATCTGGCGATATTGCTTAGAAGTAATTCCAAGACTTCTTCTAATCTTTCTTGCTCTTGCGATTGTCTCATCGCTTGAAGCATTTTCAGAAGGAAGCCACTTAGCGATAAGGCTAATACCATTCTTCTCACATGCCATATCTTCACGAAGCTGCTTTTCAATAAGAGCCATTACATTCTTTTCGACAGGAGTGCCGAAAAGTTCAAACAGGTCATCATATCTACCATATTCAGGAAGATATTCAATCAAATTGCGGGCGCGCATAGGCTTATTCTCTGCCAACCAGCGGAAGCATGTACGGAAGAATCTACGTTCACCCTGACCGCCGCGGCAGTCACGAATATAAAATAGACACTTCAGTGCAAGCACTGAGTCCTCTTCGAAAGCGTTCTTGAAGAGAAGAATGCAATCTGCATCTGAGCGTGAACGATATGCAGCACCCATAGCAAACATATCATAAACCGCAGAGTTGGTAGTGCGATGAGCGAGTGCTCCATTCTCTGTTCTCTTGTAATTGAAATCGTTTGAAAGCTGATTCATAAATGTATTCATAATCCTTTTATCTCCTTTACTTTTGTCAAAGTATATCGTTATCTAAATGTGAAAATTTTCTTACTCTTTCTTCAAATGTCATATTTGGAGTAGCTATTGCAATTGAACGTGCTTTTAAATATCCTAATGCAGTACATCCTTTATGATTTTTAGCATATAAAATAGCACGTTTACATAGAATAAGACTCATTCCAGTTTTTTCTCTTAATATTTTTACCTTTTCTATCATATTTAAAAAATAAATTTTATTCTTTGCTTATCTATTTCTTTACAGATAAGTAATTTTATTAAAAATAATTTTGTTTTCTTTTTCATAGATACTCCTTTAATACTCCCAGCGGGAATCGAACCCACATCGAAGGCTTAGAAGGCCTTTGCTCTATCCTTTAAACTATAGGAGTATAATAAGGCTCTTTGCTACTTCTTTTCCCAACCTTCTGAGTGATGGTACTTACACGGAGGTTCGCTTCAGATTTTCAAAATTACCTTATATTAAATATCCCATATAAGAATCGAACTTATATCTTTAGGGCCGTAACCTAACGGTCTATCCATTAGCCTAATGGGATAAATAGGTAACTTCGCCATATCAATCGGATCCAAAATTAATATAGCCCCAAGGTTTGGTGTTACCTTAACCCATGTTTATTCATGGAACCAAACCATCTCTCTCACCGTTTTTACTTGGAAAGTACCGCCGGAGACAACGAGCATCTTTTCTTACAGCCAAGTCTGACAGGAACGGAAGGATTCGAACCTTCATAATCACGGTTTTGGAGACCGCTGCTGTACCATTGAGCCACGCCCCCTTTAGTTTTAACGGTATCCATTAGAAAAATTAGGAAGATTACAATACTCACGAATAAAATCTTCAGGATTACGATTAAAAAGATTATCAAGCTGTTCAAGAGAAAGATTGGTTTCTTTTACAATAGGATAAATTTCATACTGAAGATTCTCTTGCATCTGTTCATCAAGAGCACGAGTATATTCATCATCTGCTCCTGAAGTAGCATCTTCCATGTACTCATCAAATTCATCTTCATCCCAACCTATTTCGTTGGCGGCAGCCGCTTCCAAATCATCCATAATAGAAGAATATTCTTCCATAATAGCATAAGACTCGTCAATAGCCATTTCTTTAACTTCTTTTTCAGTACCTTCTGCGACAAAATAAGATACCATTCCATGCATTCCACCATACATCTGTTCACAAGCAATTACTGCATAAAGCATAATTTAAATCTTCCTTTCTTTTAAAAGTTAAATAGTTAGCAGCGGGTACAGGTTCCGCCCCTGTGCCGTGTGAGTCAAAGTCACATGTACTACTATTATACTAACCCGCCATATACAAGAGACATTATTAGTAGACCACGGGATTCGAACCCGTATATCAAAATTCGCAGTTTTGTATCTTATCCATTAGATTAAATCCATTAATTTTTTTTATTGCTGTGTGTCTCTTTATCACTTTCTAAATATATTATACTAAAAATTTTTATTTTTTTCAAATAAGCACAGAGTGGGATTTGAACCCACGAATAACGGTTTTGCAGACCGCTGCGGTAACCAGGCTGCGCCATCTATGCAAAAGGTATGAAATTG